TGTACTCTCTCAGAATATCTGTCACAAACTAGATTTAAAATGAGACTTCAAAGGAGAGAATGGGATAGGACGGGAAAGGCAGAGATAACAAGGGATAGAGCGAATTTAACGAGGACAGTTTTAAGCGTTTGTGACAGCAATAATGAGAAAATCGGTCAAAATTTCATTTCAGTTTTTGAGATGATGAAAAATAAGAGGATAATCGGCTGAAAGCCTTGATAATACAGGCTTTTAAGTAGATTATCCTTATTTTTTATGTTTAAGCTGATCCAAAAGTTAGGTGACAAATTGGAACGCGTGCGGAAGTGTGCGTGCGGAGCGTGCGAGGTGTGATTTTAGCGTGCGAAAAAGAGAGGGGAGAGGGCGAAAAGCTACTGTTTATCAGCGTTCGAGGAAAGGAACGCTAAAAAGGGGAAGCGTGCGAAAATGAGGGAAAATGGGTTGAAAAAGGGGTTTGAGCAATGCGACAAAATAACACTTTAAAAAAAGGATGTCCCATTGGCTTATTTTCGGCACTTTTGAGACTTTTTTGGCAAAAATACTTTAACAAGTTAATGGGACAAAGTAAAAGGATATTATTTATATTTATAACAAAAAAATGAATAAATATAAAGGTGGATAAGTATGTAGTTAACCATGAATGAATAAAATTTGGTAATGTTATATATTATGACCTTTTTACTCTAAAGATGATGAATTTGTTTTTTCTTTGCGTTGCTTTTCTGCTTTGAATTTAGCAATAGCTAGAAGTTCAAATTTATCTCCATCAGACATATTTCTAAACAAATCAATAAGCTTAATTTCAAATACATCTTCGATATTTAAAGTTTCTTTATTAGTATTTTCAATAAAATAATCTCCAGTTAAAATCCACTCCATAGAGCATTCTAAAATCTTTGATAATTCCAGAAGAGCTAATGAGGAAGGTAAGTATTTATCGTTTTCAATACAACTCAAATTACCAGAAGATATAGATGTTTGCTCTTGAATTTGAAGTTGAGTTATACCTATTTCTTTCCGCCTGTTTTTAATTCTTTTACCAACACTTAAAGTTTTCATAATCCTCCATAAATGTTTATAACTAAACATAAAAAATAAAAAAATTAAGCTATATCAGATTTTAAGCTTTTGCTTACGGTAGAAGGGGATAATGTTTGTTTGCCTCTTCTTTTTGATCTGCTCAGTTTAAGTTCTGCAAGAGCAGTTAAATCATCTATATCATCATCAGATAAAGATGAAAAAAGTTCCAAAAGGTAAGACATAGATGTAGGAAGATCACTATTGTTTTCATTCTCCGAAAAAGGAGAAGCCCCGGTAAGGATATAATCACTTGTGCAATCTAAGACACTACAAAGCTGTATTAATGTCGGAATTGATGGAAATCTATTTCCATGCTCAATATCACTTATATTACCAGATGAAATACCTGCAGTGTTCTTAATCTCAGTCTGTGTTAATCCTAATTCTATTCTTCTATTTTTTATTCTTTCACCTATTTCTTTTGCTGTTATGGGCATAAGCACCTCCAAATCTTATCTCCTTTAACGGAAAAAACGGTTGACAATCTCCGATATCGGAGATATAATGATTATAGAGTTTATTTATAAACTCAAAACGAACATAAAATAACACAAAAAAATAACTTAGGCAATATCTAAACAGCCGTTCGGCTCGTGGGTTCCCACAAGGGAGATATAGCAAAAGGCAGTTATGACTTCCATAATGACAATACTTAGGGTAGTGAGCGAGTACCAGTCGCAACTACCCGATAAAGTGAAATTAAATAAACACAACCTTATTACTATTCTCAAAATAGTTGTCATAAAAGCCTAAGTTATTTTAACACAAAATAGGATTTAAAGCCACAGGCTAAGTAGCAAGATGTAGCCTAAAAAGAGATTAGAAATACAAAAATAAGAGGTGAGGTGAAGTTATTGAGGAAAGGAGCAAAATATAGGGAGTATACAAGCTTTGGAAAGGCAATTAAAAAGGCTCTGATAGACAAAAATATGACGGCAGCAGAGTTAGCCGGGAGATTGGGAATTAAGCCTCAGTATCTGAATAGTATCATACATGGTGTTGTGATTACTGAAAAATATAAGAAAAAAATCATCGAGATACTGGATTTGGCAGCTTGAAAGGGGTGTTGAATGGCTAAAATATTTTTAACACTTAATGAAGCTGCAGAGCTAGAAGATTCAAACTATGAAACTTTAAAAAAGAAGATTCAAAGGGATTCAGGAGGATATAAAGCTACTAAAGAAGTCAATGATAATGGAGGCAAGGAGAGAGTAATGATTGCCCTATCTTCCCTATCCCCCAAAGCAAAGGCGGCATACGCTGAGAGGGTGAAACTTAAAAAACTTGCAGCAAAAGGCAGCAGTGATAAGGCTGAGACTGTAAAGGAAGAAAAGCCCTGGTATGTAGATTGTGATGTGGACTGGTTTACGGAAGTACATAAGAAGGAATACTACAAGGCTATGGAGCTTGGAAACATCATAAGGGAGTTTCTTGATTATGACGAAGCCGGAAGGACTGAGTTTGCTGACACCTTTGCAGCCGAAAGACTTGGAAAGGACAAGAGGACACTTTACAGGTATACCAAGGCCTACCTTACAGCAGGTGCATGGGCTGACAGGCTCCATAAGGAAGACGGAGGAAATTATGAGTGCTTCAAGGTGCTCTGCCTTTGCAGGAAGCCAAAAGATGCAGGGACATTTCCAAGCTTTACCCCGGAAGTGAAGCAGGCTATTAAAAATATCTGGTTTAATGAGGACTTTGCAAAGAACCGGGGAACGAGGGAAATGCTCTATGATAAGCTCACAGCCCTTAAGAACATTAATAACTGGGAGAAGCTTCCAAGCTACCAGTCGGTGACAAGGTACATAAGCTTCCTTATGGAAGATGAGAACATGAGAAATGCCTGGTATCTTGCAGGCAGGGGAGAGCGTGAATACCGGGGAAATGTAATGGTAAAGGCTGAGAGGAATACAAATGACCTTAAGGTTATGCAGGTGCTGATGGGTGATGAACACACTTTTGACTGCTGGGTATCATACAGGCATCCAAACGGCAAGGTTACTGCAGTAAAGCCAAAGCTTGTGGCATGGGTGGACATAAGGTCAAGGATGATACTCGGTGATGTGATGTGCAGGGATGCAAACAGCGAGACGCTTAAAGAGTCGCTTTTGAAGCTTCTGTATCATGATGCAGGAAGCGTACCGCAGTACATCTACATTGATAACGGTAAGGATTACACCTCAAAGCGTATGACAGGCTTTGCAAGGAATGACAGGCAGAGGGCACACTTTGACGATGCAACCGAGGGTTTTTACAAGTCAATAGGGATTGAAGACTATCACAGGGCACTTCCTTATTATGCCTGGACTAAAGGACAGGTTGAGAGGTTTTTTGGAACTGTCTGCAAAAAGTTTGTAAGGTGGTTTAAGAGCTACACCGGAACTCTTACAGGCTCAAAGACTTCAGATAAGATAAGTAAGGACATAAACGGAATGCTTGAAAGGGGAGAGCTGCTTACCATAGAGGAGTTTTATGGGAAGTGGCAGAACTGGGTAAAGGAGGTCTATGCGGTAAGCGTGCAGGGCGGCCTTAAGGCACAGGGCGAGAAGTACACTACCCCTCTTGGCTGCTTTGAAAATGCAGAGAGATATATGAAGGCGGTACCGCCTAAGAGCTATGCCACACTTCTTATGATGAAATCGGAGCGCAGGCTTGTAAGGAATGTCGGGGTAAAGGTCGGAAGCCTTACCTACAGATCCGATGACCTCTGCCAGTACATAGGGCAGCATGTGGATATCAAGTATGACATACACGATATGCAGACAGTCTACATATTTAAAAACGGAAAGCAGGTCTGCGAGGCTTATGCACAGGAGCTTATGACATTCGTAAGCCCGGACGGAGTGGAGCAGGACGCATTAAAGGAACATCTTGGCAGGCAGAAGAGGCAGCTTAAGAGAGACAGGGAGATATTAAGGGAGGCTAACATACCGTTTGAAGAGCTTAATGCAGGCTATGTTGGATTCTCGTCCACTGTCGGAGGCATTGACCTTATGATAGGAAAGAAGCTTGAAAAGAAAAAGAACAACGTCATATCGCTTCCAAAGGATACCACATATAAGAACGGCTTCAGGAAGCAGGAAGAAAATAACGGCAATGAATACATCAACAGAAAGGCTGCAGAAGCATTAAGGGACTTAAAGGCCTTGTAGCAAAAGATTAGAAAGGGGACTTGTTATGGTGGCAGAACAGCTTTATACAGAGGAGAGGGAACTTAAGGATATTGTACAGGATATTCTTTCCAAAATGGACATAACCAAGGCAGAGCTTGCTGAAAGACTTTCGGAAATGGGAGAAGTCAGGTATACAAGGTCTACCATAAGCAAATATTTATCAGGAAAATATGACTCTAACCCGGAAGGGATTGAGGCAGCACTTTGGGAGTTTGTACGAAGTGTTGAAGGGGATGAGCAAAACAATGGAACAGGCTTGAGGTCAAAGACTGAATACTTTGAATCGGCTGACTTTGTAAATACTTTAGGTATATGCCGTTCCTGCCAGGAAGACATGGCTCTTGGGATTGTGGTTGCAAAGTCCGGATACGGCAAGACACACAGCCTCAAAAAGTACGCTAAGATGCCGAGGGTTGCCTATATAGAGTGTGATGACACCATGGCATGCAGGGATCTTGTTGAGGCTATAGAAAAGGAAATAGGAATGCCGCAGGGGGCAGGAGGCACTATATGGAGCAGGGTGAACAGAATAAGGGACTTCTTTAATACAAATGAAGGCTATCTGCTTATCATAGATGAAGCCGACAAGCTGATAAACAAGTACACCCAGAAGAAGATGGAAATAATCAGGGGAATATATGACCAGGCAGATGTCGGCATAGTTGTTGCAGGAGAGCCAAGGCTTGAAGCTGAAATAAAAGGCAACCTTGTCCGTTTTGCAAACCGAATGGACTTTTATTACAAGCTTAAAGGTCTTACAGAACAGGAAGTAAGAGATTATCTTGAAGGCTATGAGATAGACGAGCAGGCTATGAATGAGTTTATGTTAAGGGCAAGAAATAACCAGACAGGGTGTTTTAGGCTTCTTGACAGGACACTTACGAACGTGCTCCGCCTGATGAAGGAAACAGGCGAAAAGAGGATAACACTTAAGGTTATGAGGGAAGCAAGCGGAATGATGATGCTTTAGGAAAGAGGAAGCGATATGAAAAAGATGATAACAATAGAAGCTGAAGGAAGCAATGAAGCAATTAAAAAGATTGAAAAAATGTTCTGTGAACTTGCAGCGGTACTTGACGGTGAGCTTGACGGATATGTGCTTACAAAGGAAAACGCTCAGATTAAGGGAGACATACAGATACCGGAGTTTATTAAAAATCAGCATGGTAACCAGAAGGAGGCGGTCTGATTGTATGTGCCAAATATAAAAATGCTCTGGGGCATTGCAAAAAGCAAAGAGCTTTCAATGTCAGATGATGACCTGCATGAGTTTGTCTACGCACAGACCGGGAAGTCAAGCATAAAAAAGCTTACAAGAAGGGAGCTTTCCCTTGTTGTGACAGCCCTTGGAAACCTCAAGGATATGGCAGGCGGAAAGAAAAAGCCCGGCAATACGGTTACGGAGAAGCAGAGGCGGATGATATACGCTCTTGCAAAGGAGCTTGGCTGGAAGGATAACAGACGGGTAAACGGAATGGCAAAGAGAATGTTTAAAGTAGACCGCATAGAGTGGCTTGACTACACACAATGCTCAAAGCTTATTGAAGCCCTTAAGGCTATGGCGGAAAGGATGGAGAAAGAGGGATGAAAGACCTGAGTATGACTATCAGATGCACGGATGAAAAACTAATCCTTGACGGTGGAAACAGCATAAGCCTGGAGGATGCTTCAGTTATATGCGGTGCATTCCAGTCAATGCTTGCATATAAGTTATATACGAAAGGCATGAATGAGGAAGATGTAAGAAATTACCTGCTTGACCTGCACCTTGGTGCAATGGAAGATTTTATGATGGCGGTAAGGAAAGGAGGACAGGATGACAAAGAAAGAAATAAAGTGGAGAGCCAAGCGGAAAAAGGAAATGCAGGCAAAGGGACTCCTTCCGCCAAATAAAAAGAGGCTTAACAGAAAGAAATTTATAAAAGAGGCCTTAGACCAGTGGGAAAAAAGGGATACTGCGTGTTTAGTGTGGGAGTTTTACATAATGCGTGCAATGATATGGATGACCTCATACCTTGATAACAGAGGTAATCCATCACCAGAGGCTGTAGGTGTAGCAAAGGTTTATAAGATTGCGCTGAGGCTTAAGGAATTTGAGGAAGAAAAGAGAAAGTCAGATAACCCGGATTACACAGTAGGGGAAATGTACGAGAACCTGAAAGACATAATGGAAGCATAGGAGGAGCTTATGAAAAAGATATGTTTTGTATGTGACTTCTGCGGTAAAGAAATCACAGGGGAAGGAACAAGGCTTATAACGGTATCATTTGACAATGGAGCATTTACTGAGCCGAAGGGTGCTGCCGAGTTTCACTTTTGTAAGAAATGCAATGCAGCACTTATAGCTGAGCTTGACAAAGCTGAGTCAGTTTCTGCCAAAGGCAAAAAGTCCGGTGCTAAGGATAAGAAAAAAAGCCCGGACGAAAGTCAAGGCAAAAGACTTGATGCAGGCAAGGTTATGGCACTGAGCAAAGCCGGGTGGAGCAATGAAAAGATAGCTGAAGAAATGAAGGTAACTGAAGAACAGATTTATAAATGTATATATTATCAGAAAAATAAACAAAGCAAGGCAAGGCCTGGAAAGGAGAACAATGAGGAGCAATTATAAGAAGGTATCAAGCCATGGCTCAATCAATATCCCTGTTGCAATGAGAAGGGAAATGGGGCTGCAGGGCGGTGATCCTATGGAGGTATCAAAGGAAGAGGATAAGATAATAATAAGACCGTATACACCGCGCTGTTTAGCGTGTGAGGGTACAGAGGAGGTTATTCAGTATCTTGGCATAAATATCTGTAAGAAGTGTATATCAAGGGTACTTGAAAAGATGAAGGGAGAGGCATAATGGCAGCTGTAAAAGAAATGACAACAAAAGAGCTTGTAAGTGAGGCTGTAAGGCTTGACAGGGAGCTTAAGGAGAATAAAAGAGGACTTGATGATGTAAAAGCAGAGCTTCAGGCAAGAGGGCTTAAGGACATAGAGGACAGAAACATCAAGTTTGTAAGGTACTACGGGAAAGAGGGAAGTGTTGCAGTAACAGATGCACAGAGCATGGATGTAATAAATGTTGACAGGCTTAAGGAAGTGCTCTCAGACGGTGTATGGAAGTCAAAGGTTACTGAGGAGACAAAGACAAACTACAAATATGACAAGACTCTTGAGAAGATGTTAAAGGCAGCCTTTACAGGCGATTATACATTTGAGACAGAGCTTTGCGACTTCCTTGACACCATGCAGGACAAACCGGATGAAAAACAGAAGAAACTTCTGCTTAAGAAGCTTAAAGGCGAGTATGCAGCAGACAGGAAAACACTTATAAGCATATTCGGACATGGTGAGGAAGACTCAGGATACTTTGATGTGGAGCTGTGGCATATCTACAAAATAAAGAACGGTGAGCTTATAAAAAGCTTCCTAGGAAGCGAACAGACTGAAAAGGCGATAGCAGGGATAAGGAACTGTCTTACGGTAGATTCAAAGACAGGGATAACCATTGATTACGATAAGGAGGAAAGTTAAATGACAGATATATCAAGTGAGGCAAAAAAGGCAGGGCTTAACGAGCCTGTGAAGGACATTGAAGAAATGACTGAGGAGGAGCTTATGGCGTTCAGGAACTCATTTAATCCTGATATGATGGGATTTGACGGAACGGAAGGAATTGAAGATGATGCAGCGGAACAGGAGGGTTATGCAGATGAGGAAGATTAATAAGCTTCTTACAAAGATAAACTTTTCAGATGCCAACAGAAAGCCGGGACAGATTAAATACATAGTAAAGCATTACTGTGGAGCTGAAGGTGATGCAAAGGCAAACTGCAGATACTTTGCCACCGGCTACAGGGGAGCAAGTGCTCACTACTTTGTTGGTTACAGTGGTGATATATGGCAGTCCGTAGAAGATAATGACATAGCATGGCACTGCGGAGCAAGGGCATATAAGCACCCTGAGTGCAGGAACACAAACTCCATAGGCGTTGAGTTCTGTGTGAAAAAGAATAAGGACGGAAGGTGGTACTATACGGAAGAGACAAAGGCTGCAGGGCTTGAACTTATCAAATACCTTATGGACAAATACGGAATTGATGAAAAACATGTATTAAGGCATTATGACGTTACCGGAAAGATATGCGGTGAGCCTGATGTAAGGAACAACGGTAAAGAATGGGAGAAGTTTAAGAAAGAAATAAAAGGTCATGGAAAGAAAAAGACAGCCCCGGGAGATAAAGTGGGAGAAACTTCCGAGCAGGGGAATAAAAACAATGCCACAGGACATACCGAGTTTAAGGTAAAGACTACCTGCGACAGCCTTAACATAAGAATGGCTGCAGGAATGAAGTACAAGGTAATCGGGGCTATTAAGGAAAAGGAAGGCAGTAAAAAGCTTTACCTCATAACAGAGGTGAAGAACGGATGGGGTAAGCTTAAGAGCGGAGCAGGATGGATTGCACTTGCCTACACCAAAAAGGTGGAATAGGGCAGAAAGGGGATATAAATGGACAAGAAACTTCTTGATGAGCTTATGGCAGATGTAAGACCGGAAGACCTTGACGAAAAGAACCGGGCAATATTTGAAATCATAGGCATTGAGGCAATGAAAAAGCTTTTTGACCTTAGAAGAGGTGACAACCTTTATATTCCAAGGCCTGAAAAGCTTATTATGCAGGCAAGAAACAGAAGGATAATAAAAGAGTACAGGGAAGGCACTACAATAAGCTGCATTGCAAAAAAGTATGACCTTACAGTGCAGCATGTATGGAGAATTGTAAAAGAAGAACCTATAAAAGGGCAGATATCAATAGAAGATTATATGAAAAGTGCAGACCGCTAAGGTCTGCACAATTCGTCAAGAGTGACTGAAAGGGCATCAGCGAGCTTAATAAGGGTTGACACCCTGCCGTCCCCTCTTTTCTCAAGGTCTTCTATTGTACGCACAGGCACACCTGAAAGCCTTGAGAGTTCCGCTACAGAAAGACCTTTTTCAAGTCTTATCTTTCTAAGGTTCATAAGCTCCTCCTAAAAAAGTTTAATACATAGCAGTACAAGCAGGGCAAAGGGCATTATAAAAAGCACAAGACGGACTAAAAGCTTTACCATTTCCTTTATAAGTTCTTTCATGCTTGCATTGTCGGGGGATTGGTGTTATATTTTAGATAAGGTACAGGGGCTTTCGCCCCCGTCCCTTATCTAAGGGAGTGGATGAGGAAGAGTATCACACCGGCCAGTGAAGATATTTTCCAAGCGAGCTTTATAAGTTCATCGAGCAACTTGTTAAGCTCTCTTGCCGCTTCCGTCATCCTACGGATTGTATCCCTCAACTTTTTCACCTCCTTTCTATGGTTTAATTATACCACGTAAATACGTGGAAGTCAAGCATAAATTCCCTATTTTATCATATTTTTTTAATATTTTTATCCAAAACAGGTTTTTATTTTCCTTTGAATTATAAGGTTAACTGAATAAATGTAGAATGAGCATACAGCAAAAAGCTGTATGCTTATTTTATTTTAAACTGAAAAGGAGGAAATTATGACAGAAGCATTGACAAAGTTAGGTATTCAGGATGTAACTGCACTTTTGGGAGTGTTTATGGCTTTTATCGGAGCCTGTGCTTTTGCAGTATCCATTGTGGTGGAGGGGCTTAAGAGCATTGAGGCAGTAAACAGGATTCCGACTAAGCTTACCTGCTACATTGTAGCCCTTATACTCACTCCGCTTGCATTTGTGGCACTTATGGCATATTTACACAAGCCTGTTGAGTGGTTTAGCGTGTTTGCATCTTTTCTTGCAGCCTTTGTAGTTGCAAAGGTCAGCATGGGCGGATGGGATGATGTTATGGAGCTTATGGATAAGATGTTTAAGAAGAAAGGGTGATTTATGAATTATGTAATAACCTTTCAAAATGTAATGGCTGCTTTTATAGCAATAGGCGGCAGTATTTTCATTTTTTTTGTCAAAAAGTGGTTCGCTGATATGGAAAAAAAGGACTTGGAGCTTCTTGTTAAGCTTGAGTCCGGAAACAAAGACATAAAAGACCGCATAGAAAAAAATGATGCCAAGACCAATGAGAGAATAGACCGTCTTGAAGAAAAGACAATAAGGGACATTGAGGGCATTAAACAGGAAATAAACGATATTAAGGGAGATTTTGCCACTACCTTTGTACTAAGGGAGGACTTCTTCCGCTCAATGAATGCGGTAGAGGATAAGGTAAAGAGCATTGATTCAAAAATTGACAGACTGCTTTTAAGGGAAGGGAAGTGAAATAATTGACAGATACGGAAATGGCAGAGGTAAGCCGCAACAAAGCTGTAAGGGGCTATATAATCAGGTGCCTTGTAAAGGGCTTTAACAACGCTGCACTTACAAGACAGGTTTCAAATTCCCTTATGGCTTCAGGTCTTATCATTTCCCCGGATATAAGCAAGTATCTTGATTACCTTAACGGAGCAGGCTACATAGAGTTTACCCAGGATAAGGTAACTGCTTATACAGCGTATTCAAAGGACGCGGTTGTTAAGCTTACTAAAAAAGGCATTGACCTTGTGGAGGGCACGATAGAAGATCCGGGAGTGGATGTATGATATGGGAAGAACAAGGAACAGAATAAGCTCAAAGATTGACGAGCTTCCGGAAGAGGTAAAAGTAAAGGTTGACACCATGCTTGCTGACATATCGAATACATACGTAGATATAGCGGAGTTTTTAAAGTCTAAAGGCTTTGATATATCAAAGTCAAGTGTCGGCAGATATGCAAACCGGAGCAACGCTCTGATAAACAGAACCCTTGAGGCTCAGGCTCAGATGGACAGGTTTGTAAAGGCTGTGAGGGAAAATCCGGATGCAGACTATACCGAGGCAGCAATCCTTCTTACCATGAACGGTCTTGTAAACAAGGTAGCAACGGCAGAGGAAGAGTTTGACACTATGCCTCTTGATAAGGCAGGAAGGCTTATAGCATCGCTATCAAGAACCAAGGTATATAAGGATAAAGTAAGGCAGGAGATGAAGAAAAAGGCAGACCTTGCATTTAAGGAAATGGAAGCCGAAATGATGAAGACTATCAAGGGAGATTCAATACTTGCAGAGAACCTTAAGGAGATACTTAAGGCTGCAAAGGAAAGGATGCTTTCTGATGATTGACATTGATAACTGGATTTATGAAATGGAACAGGGTGAAGACAGTGACAAAGCTTCAGGAGAAAAATACCAGAATGAACTCTTTAGGGATTATGTGTTAAGAAATAATGACAGGATTTCAGAAAGAAAGGCACTTCTTGAGAGGTTTGAAAAAGGTGAACCACTTACCGGAGAAAAGGGACTAAGAAAGGCACTTGCAGCCTTTGACCTTTCATACTTTGGGAGAGCTTACCTTTCACACTACTTTACAAGAAAGTCCCCGGCTTTTCATGAGGAGCTTGACCATATATGGACTGACGGAGTCATGAAGGGAAAGAACCCTACGGACAGCAGCAAGGAAATATCCGGCTTAAAAGGTTCGAGGAATGTCACCGCTGCACCAAGAGGGCATGCAAAGAGTACAAACCTTACCTTTAAGGACACGCTTCATGCAATCCTTTATAAGTATAAGCACTACTGCATTATCATATCCGACTCAACGGAACAGGCAGAAGGCTTCCTTGAGGACATTAAAACAGAGCTTGAGGACAATACAGCAATTAAGGAAGACTTTGGAGAGCTTAAGGGAGATAAGGCATGGAGAAGCGGAGTGCTTCTTACAAAAACTGACATAAAGGTTGAAGCAATAGGCTCAGGCAAGAAGATAAGGGGAAGGAAGCACAGAAACTGGAGACCTGACCTTATAGTGCTTGATGATATTGAAAATGATGAGAATGTAAATACACCGGAACAGAGAAGAAAGCTTAAAAGCTGGTTTGAAAAGGCTGTATCAAAGGCAGGAGACACATATACGGACATTATGTATATCGGTACAGTACTGCATTATGATTCGCTTTTAAGCAACGTTCTTAAAAACCCAAGATACCACGCAAGGAAGTACCGGGCGGTGATATCCGAGGCAGTAAACACAAAGCTGTGGGATGAATGGGAAAGCATCTATATAAACCTATTTGATGAAGACCATGAGGCAAATGCCAAGACCTTCTTTGAGGCAAACAGGGAAGAAATGCTCAAAGGCACTGAGGTTTTATGGGAAGACAAGCTGTCATATTATGACCTTATGGAGATAAAAATAAGTGAAGGAGCTGCTTCCTTTAACTCAGAACTTCAAAATGATCCGGTTGATCCTGATAATGCGACCTTTAATCCTGAATGGTTTGATTACTACGAGCCGGAACTTGTGGACTTTAAGAGCAGGGATTTTATATTCATAGGTGCAAACGATCCTTCACTTGGAAAGAATAAAAAATCAGATACAAGCTCAATTATCAACCTGGCACTTAACCTTAAAACCGGATATATGTATGTGGCTGATGCATCCATAGAAAAAAGAAAGCCGGACATCATTATAGAGGATATCTTTGAAATGAGCAGAAGGCTTAAGAGGGATTACGGTACAGGCTTTTACAGGTTTGGAGTGGAGACGGTACAGTTTCAGTATTACTTCAAGGAGGTAATGGCGGCAAGGTCAGCCGAGACAGGCGAGTATCTTCCGATTGAGGAAATAGCAAACACTGTAAACAAGACTTTAAGAATAGAATCATTACAGCCGGTTATCAAAAATAAATACCTTAAGCTTAACAGGGAGCATAAGACACTTTTAAGACAGCTTGAAGAGTTTCCGTTTGGAAGGAATGATGACGGTCCGGACGGACTTGAAATGGCAGTAAGACTTGCCCAGGTAGTAAAGCCTGCTGTAGGAAACGGAAAGTATATCAGCCTGTTTAAGCGTAAATTGAAGTTTGGAAAAGGAACATATTAGGAGGTAGGAGACTTTGAAGAATAAAAAAAAGAAGGCGGTTCCTGCCACCGGAAGATACAGACCTGTTACTGAGAGGCTTATTCCAAGAGAATATTCAGACAGAAGCTCATACTATCCTTCAAACGGTCTTACACCAAGGAAGCTTGCAAGGATATTTAAGGCTGCTGACCTTGGAGATGTGTCGGAGCAGATGGAGCTTTTTGAGGAAATGGAAGAAAAAGAGCCTCATCTTTTCTCACAGCTGCAGACAAGAAAGCTTGCTGTGTCAGGTCTTGACTGGGAAGTACAGCCCTTCAGTGATGACGAAAGAAATAAAGAGGTAGCTGAGTTTGTCACGGAACAGTTAAAAGGACTTGAAAGCCTTGATGAAGTCTTTACAGATCTGCTTGATGCAATTGGAAAAGGCATAAGCGTGATGGAGCTTATCTGGGGAACTGACAGAGAGGGGCACAATACCCTTGAGAGTATTGAGTACATACACCCTAAAAAGCTTGTATGGGACTCTCTCACTGATGAAATGAAGATATGTACCACAGCTTTCCCTTCAGGCATGAGTCTTATTAAAAATAAGTTTGTGGTTCATAAATACAAGGCAAAGTCAGGCTTTTCAAGCAGGAACGGAATTTTAAGGGTTGTTGCCTGGATGTATCTCTTTAAGAACTACGGAGTAAAGGACTGGATAGCTTTCTGCGAAGTATTCGGAATGCCTTTAAGGCTTGGCAAATATGGGCAGACAGCCTCAGAGGATGACAAGAAGGCTCTGATGGAAGCCATATATAGTCTTGGAAGCGATGCTGCAGGAATAGTTCCTGATTCCACGGTAATAGAGTTCATAGAAAGCAACAAGACTTCAAGTGCTGAAATATATGAAAAGCTTGCAAGATACTGTGATGAACAGATAAGCAAGGCGGTGCTTGGACAGACTCTTTCATCCGATTCAGGGGGAGGCTCTTATGCCCAGGGAAAGGTACACAATGAAGTAAGGCATGATCTTACGGTTGCGGATTCAAAAGCACTTGCAGCCACGATAAGAAGAGACATAATAAGACCTCTTGTGGAGTTTAACTTTGGTACGGATGCCGATATTCCGTTCTTTGTATTTGACTGTGAGGAGTCTGAAGACCAGAAGGAAACGGTTGAAATATATAAGACACTTGCCTGTGATATGGGATTAAAGATACCAAGCAGCCACATATACAAGAAGTTTGGCATACCAAAGCCAGAAGAAGAGGAGAGCGTGCTTGAACCGGGCAGACGTATGGAACAGATACAGGAACCTGCAGAAAGCTTCTCTCTTAAAGAAACAGATCCGGGTATAGTACAGACAGATGGAATAACAGCCGAGGCAGTAAAGGCTTCTGAAATATATTTTGATGAAATGCTTAAGCCGATTCTCAAAATAATTGACACAGAGGAGAGCCTTGAAACCCTTAAAGAGAAGCTAAGTGATGAAAAGGAATTAGAAAAGCTATATAAAGATATGGATTCCCCGGAACTGAGTGACCTTCTGCACCAGGCAGTTTACCTCTCAGAGCTTATAGGAAGGAGCAGGAATGACTAAAGCGGAGTATGGACTTGGAAATATATTCAGGTTTAAGGAAGCTGTGGCTTTCCTTAAAGGAAAGAAAGCACTTACTCCGGATGAATATAAAAAGCTTGGTGATGAATGCAGGGCTAAAGCGTTTACAGTAGCAGGCTACACTGAGCTTGAAGTCTTACAGAAGTTTCTTGATGAATTAAGTCTTGCCGTAAGCGAAGGTAAAACAAAAAAGGAATTTAAGGACGAAATGAATTCCTTCTTGGAAAGAAACGGATATAAGGCATTAAAACCTTTCAGAGCTGATGTGATATTCAGGACTAACATCCTTACGGCATATAATGCAGGACACTATAAGAGTATGACGGAAGCAAAGAGACTGCGCCCCTTTTGGCAATACATCACAGCCGGAGACGGTGAAGTAAGGGAGTCCCACAGGGCAATGGAAGGAAAGGTTTATGCGGCAGATGATCCTATATGGAATGTATGGTATCCGCCAAACGGCTTCGGCTGCAGATGTTCGGTGGTAAGTCTTACAAAAGCCCAGGCAGAAAGGCAGGGCATTCAGGTAAGCAGTGAGCCGCCTTATGAAGTAGATACCGATACAGGGGAAATACTTTATAAAACTCCTGACAAAGGCTTTTCCAATAACCCGGCAAGGGATAAATGGAAACCTGACCTTTCAGGATTTAATGAAGACCTGAAAAAGGCTTTCAAAAAAAGAGAGGAGGGCGGTAAAAATAAAAACGCGTAAAATGACCGTAGAGCGAAAAAAGTTAAAGGGTGCATAAAAGTATCGCTAAACGATTTTACCCCTGCTCGCACGCGTTCGCACGCGGTTATATGAGAAATTAAGTGAGGTGCATATATATGAATGGAATTTTAAGATGCAGCGGTCTTCCTGTTGAGGTTAAAGAGGTACCGGAAATAATCAGAATACTTCCGATTGGAGAGGTAAAATCAAGGAAGGGCGATTTTATCGTAGATGATGAAAGCGTTGAACTTATAAAGCTGTACTTCTCAGAAAGAAAGGTTGACCTGGTTATTGATTATGAGCACCAGAGCCTTGATAACACACAGGCACCTGCTGCAGGGTGGATAACAGAAATAGGCAGTGAAGACGGTGCGGTAACTGCAAAGGTTAAATGGACTGATAAGGCAGAGGAGTATCTAAGAAACAGGGAATACCGTTATCTATCGCCTGTTGTCCTTGTAAGAAAGAGTGACAGGAAGGCAGTAGCAGTACAGTCTGTAGCCCTTACTAATACACCTGCCATTGATGGAATGTTTCCGGTTGTTAATTCCCTTACAGGGGATGATGATAATGAAGAACCAAAGGAGGAAAAAATGGATATTAAGGAACTTGCTTTACTTCTGGGGCTTGGTGAAAATGCCACGGAGGAAGACGTGAAAAAGAAGCTTGCTGAGATTAAGGAAAAGGCGGAAGAACAGGAAGAGGAAAAAGAGATACCTGTTGCGAACTCAGTGGTACTTTCACTTCTTGGACTTGATGAAAAGGCAAAGACAGAGGATGTGGTTACTGCTGTAATGAGTTTTAACAGCAATAAGGCAGATGAAGAAAAAGAGGGGCTTAAAAAGAAGCTTGAGGAAAGAGAAGCAGGTGATCTTGTGCAGACGGCACTTAAGGATGGCAAGATATCCGCGGCGCAGAAGGAATGGGCAATGTCCTATGCCTTAAATGACAAAGAAGGCTTTAAAAAATTTTTAGACAAGGCTCCGTCTGTTGTACCTATGGGAAGGACTGAAACAGTAAATACAGCCGGAAAGACAGAAGCACAGGACGAGCTTACTGCAAAGATATTAAAAGACTGCAATTTTACAGATGAAGATGTGCAGAAATATCTTATAAAAGAAAAGGAGGAAATCTAAATGGGAATAGCAGAAAGAATGGGCGGATACCTTATGGAAATCCCGGTAAAGGCAGCCGTAAAAATTGAAGCAGGCGAGCTTGTTGCTGTCGGTGCTGACGGATATGCGGTTACTGCCACAAAGACTGCAGGCTTAAAGATTGCCGGGTGCTCGGCAACGCTTGCAGATAACCGCACAGGAGCAAATGGAGATGTAAAGGTACTTGTTAAAAGAGGAATCTTTGTTCTTGAAAATGATGGCAAGATAAAAAATACAGACATCTTAAAGGATGCCTATGTAGTTGACAGTAATACAGTAACAAATACAGCAGAAGGCTCAAGCAAAGCAGGAAAGATTATCGGAGTTGAAGCTGATGGTGTTGTTATTGAGATTATGTAAGGAGGATAAAAATAATGATAGTAAACCAGGCAAGCTTAAAGGGACTTGATACAGCTTACTCAATAGCCTTTAATAAGGCATTTTCAGGAGTAAAGGACACTCATGATAAATTTGCAACAACCGTACCAAGCAGTACAGGTGAGACAAATTATACATGGCTTGGACAGATGCCGGGAATGAGGGAATGGATAGGTGAAAGAACGATTCAGAACATTTCAGCCTATGATTACATTATTAAAAACAAGAACTTTGAGTCTACCATTTCAATTCCAAGAAATGCGATAGAGGATGACCAGTACGGACAGTATTCGACTGTATTTGCTGCGCATGGTGAAGAGGCTGCAAGACATCCGAATATGCTTTGTTATGAGGTATTAAAGAACGGATTCAACAAAAAGTGTTTTGATGAAAAGTCATTCTTTTCAGAAGATCACCCAAGCGGCAAGGATGGAAAGTATAAGGTATCAAACCGTTCAAAGAAAAAGTTCAGTTCAGAAGAGTATGAAAAGGCAAGGCAGTCAATGATGATGCTTACAGGTGATAAAGGACAGAGCCTTGGGCTTGTACCGGATCTTCTTATAGTGTCACCTGCAAATGAAAAAGCTGCAAGGCTTGTACTTGAGGCTGACCAGATAAACGGAACCACAAATGTACTTAAGGGAACTGCAGAGCTTCTTGTTGCTCCGGAGCTTGCAGACAGGGAAAATTACTGGTTCCTTCTCTGTACTAACCGTTTCCTAAAACCAATCATCTTCCAGGACAGAAAGAAAGCAAAGCTTACAGCCCTTATAAAGGATGATGATGAAAATGTATTTATGAGAAATGAGTTTATCTGGGGTGTGGATGCAAGATATAATGCCGGATATGGCTTTTGGCAGATGGCTTACGGTTCAACAGGGACAGAGGCATAAAAAGATTAAGAAAGGAGAAGGTAAATGGCATACTGCAGCGTAAAAGAAGTCCTTGATATGCTAAAAGCTGACATGATGAATGCAATCATAGGAGACGAATACATAGAAGACGAGGCTGAAAGGCAAAAAAAAATAGAACCGCTTGCAGAGGAAGCTATAACTGATGCAGATGCGGAGATTGACGGATATCTTGCCAAACGCTACAAACTGCCGTTTACCGAAACTCCGAAGGTGCTTAATAAGTTCTCTAAAGACATAGCGGTCTATAACCTGGCTTCAAGAAAGGGAGTAGATGAAAATGACAGTGAAAAGACCTACCTTACAAGATATAAGGCAGCCATTGCATTTCTTACAAAGGTTGCTGAAGGACTTATCGACATAGGAGTATCAGGAATTTCAAAAGAAAGCCTTTCAAAAACAGGCTTTTCAATGAAAAGTTCAGACAGGCTGTTTACAAGAGACAGTATGAAAGGCTGGTAGTTATGAGTGAAGTATCTGTGAAGCTTGACGGTGAAGTAAACGGGCTGCTTGAAAAAATGAAAAGTCTTTCAGATGTGGATAAAGCCGAGGTTATGCAAGCCATTGCAGAAGGTCTTAGGACTTCAACCATAGAAAGGTTCAGGACTGAGAAAAGCCCTGAAGGAGTCAAGTGGGAACAGTCCACAAGGGCAAAATCTACAGGTGGAAAAACCCTTACAAAATCAGCAGCATTAAGGAATTCGGTAAAGGCTAAGGCTGACAGTAAGGGAGCCTCAGTAGGTACAAACCTTGTGTATGCAGCTACACATCAGCTCGGGGCTGAAAGAACAATAAGGGCTAAGAATGCAAAAAATCTGAAGTTTAAGGTTGGAAACAGGTGGATAAGCAAGCAGAAGGTGAGTATAGAAATACCTGCAAGACCGTTCCTTGGCATAAGTGATGAGGATATGGCTGAAATTAAAGAACTTATGATTGAAGCAGTTACGGAGTAATTATGAAAGAAGAAAGAGACTTTTTAATAAAAGCACTGCAGAAGGCAGGAGTAAAGGGTAAGATACACGAATCCATGAAAACACTTAAAAACTGCAGTGAGTTACATGTGGGTGCGGTATTAAGAGTCAGGGAGAGTTTCACACGCTCAGGCTCAAAAAAGAGATATACAGACCAAGAGGGGCAGAGGAAGCAGAGAAACAAGCTCTTTGACAGAATTACCGTCCTGCATGTTGTTATTGCAGACACATCAGAGGACAAGGTAGAAACGCTGCTTAGTAACTTTCTTACAGGCATATCAAAAGGCTTTGATGTAAATGGAAACTGGATAGACCTTGAAATATCTGATGCTGAATGGCTGGAGGAAGAGGACACCATACTGAAGGCAAAAATTACCGTAGAGTTTGATGTGACATTAAAAGGCGGAATATATGTGGATACTGATGTAATAAACATTGGACTTGGAGAAATAAGCGGAAGTCCGGAAAGGGAAGATAATGGAGAATGAAGAGTATAAAACCATTGAAGAATTAAAAGGATTAAAAGAAACTCCGGATGCCGTCTTTGAAGGCGTGAAGGCAATGAAGGAGTGGAGCTGTGGCAGGCAGGTAACTGAGGATGAATATGATGCTGCCATTACAGAGTTTAACAATTCTCCGATTGATGGGAGGTAAAGATGTATAGTGAGATAAATGTAAAAGTTGAGGACGGCAACCTTGGGAGGAGCAGTGTTACTTCAAGAAATGCCCAGGTAAAGATAGGAGTTTCAGGTGTAAAAAGCAGTATTCCGCTTCTTATAACTGCTATGATGAAGCCGGATGAAATAAGGGAAAAACTTGGCAACTCACCTCTTGCAGATGCCTGCATAGATGCAACTGAGAACGGACTTGGCACCATTTATGTCCTTCCGGTAAAAGCAGACATAAACGGAAGCAGGGGAGAAGTAACCCATACAGGTACAGGAAGCGGAACGCTTGATATCTCCGGCAATCCTGAAAATGCCTATGACATAATAATTAAAATCAGTAAGGGAGGCAAGGCAAACACAGGTGCGTTTAAGTGTTCGGTTGATGGCGGTAACAGCTATCTTGATGAAGTGACTATCCCTCTAAGCTTAAAGCATGAAATACCGGGTACAGGGCTTACTGTCACTTTTACAAACGGAGGAACGGAAAATATATATGTTGAGGGTGATGCCTATTCATTCAGTACAACTGCACCGGGAATGAATAACAATACTGCGCTTAAAGCGGTTGAAATGCTGAATACATTCAACAAGAACGTTGAAATCTGCCATATAGTCGGAGTATCAGCAAAGGCATTGTGGGCAGCCCTGCAGAGTAAGGCTGAAGAGCTTCTCAGTGTGTATAAAAAGCCTGTCATATTCCTGCTTGAAGGAAGAAACTGCGGAAAGAGTGAAAGCATTGATGAGTATCTCTTGGCAATGGAAAAGGAAAGGAAAGGCATTACAAGCAGGTTTATATGTGTAGTTCCAAGCTATGGCATATACACAAGAAAAGATTTAAGAACACAGGAAATAAACTTTGCAGGCCTTATATCAGGACTTATAGGAAAGGCAAAGGAAAGTCTGTCGGTAGGCTGTGTGGAAGAATTCCCTATAAGTTCGGCTAAGCTTACTAAACTTGTACCTGAGGGCATAGAAAACTACAGCAGACAACTTGATGAACTTGGCTATACAGTTTTAAGGCAGTATGTAGGCAAGGATGATTTTTATGTATCAAATGCCAATGTAATGGCAAAGTCCGGAAGCGATTTCCCTTATGTTGAAAGCGTGAGGGTTCTTAACAGGATAGTCAGGGAAGTATCAATGAAGGCAACTGACAAGGTTCAGACTGAAATAGATCCTGAAAACCTTGAGAGCAGCATAAAGGTCATTGAAGCTTATTTAAACATTGCAGTTGAGGAATGCGAAAATGATAAGATTATAAGCTCCGGTGAAGTAAGCATAAATACGGAAGGCCTTAACATACTTGCAGATGAAACGCTTAATGTAAGTGCAACATGGGTTCCTATGGGAACTGCAAGAAGATTTAATCTAAACTTTGCAGTAAAAAACCCTGCAGCACAGGGAGGTGAGTAAGAATGGCAAAACAGCTTATAAACGGGAAGGTCTTTGACTGGTCAAGCATTACGATTGATATGTCAGGAATGGAAAATATAGAGCCTCAGGAAATCTCCTACGATGATGAACAGGAACTTGAGACTATATATGGTAAGGGTGGAAAAATAAGAGGATACGGAACGGGAAACCAGAAGAACTCGGTTAAAATTTCAGTATTAAGGGAAGACTATAACGAGATGGTAAGGGTTGCCAAAAAGAAAGGGCTTAAAAGTTTTTATAAACTTACCATTCCAAAAATAGTAGTAAGCTATGCAGATGAGGGTGCACCTACTTCTACGGATGTTCTTACCAATGTCAAGTTCTCAAAGAGGTCGTTTAAGGCAGGACAGGGTGACAAGTCATTGAAAGTTGACCTTGATGGTGTGGCAATTGGAGGAATAAAGACAAACGGTCTTGGAGCCTGATAAATAAAACATATTAAGGAGAATGAGATGGATAATTACAATGAGTATACAGAAAAAGCAGAAGTTACAGAGGTTAAAAGCGAAGCGGTAAAAGAAGATACTGAACTTGAAAAAATCAGGAAGAAATATAAGGATATGGATGGCAAGGTTTATGAAATTACCACATCAATCCAGGAGGATGATGACAATGAAACAGAGTTTGACTTCATATTCAGGAAACCTAAAGTTGCATCCTATGACAGATATGTTAAAACTGCCGGGACATCAGGAACAAGGGCACTTAAGACCTTTATTACAGATAATATCTGTGAAGAGCAGCTTGATGAATTAAAGGATACCCTTGAAGAGTATCCTGCTATGGCTATAAGCCTTGGTGAGAAGCTTCTCAATATGCTTGGTCTTAGCAAGGAGACTACAGTAAAAAAGTTATAGAGGATTATAGGGAAGAAATTAAGAGCAGCATAGTAAGCTATGGTAAGCTCCTGATATATAAATATCTTCCGGGTGAATTTATAGGAGATATTGATGAGCTTGACTTTGATGATTTTTTCCGGCTTATGGCTTTTGCTGACATTTCAAGACAAATGAGCATTGAAGATATGGAAGCCGGAACAAATAAAGGCATAGCTGCATCTTTTGGAGAGGAGGGATAAATGTAAATGGGAATGGAAGCGGTATTTAAGCTTTCAGTTGTTCTTTCCCTTATGGACAAGATGACCTCTCCCCTTTTAAGTGCCACAGGAGGCATGCAGAAGGCAAGCAAGGTAATGATGGCTGCAGGAGCAGGAATAGTAACAGCCTGTACCGGGCTTGTAACATCCACCTTTGAAACGCAGAACGCACTTGGAGAACTGTCTTCCCTTGGAGTGAAAGACCTTAAGGCAGTTGAAAAGGCTGCCAAAAATTTCTCCGATACTTGGGCAGGGACAACAAAGAGTGATTTTATTACCGCAGCCTATGACATAAAGTCAGGTATAGCTTCCCTTTCGGATGAAGGTGTAGCCCAGTTTACTGAACTTGCAGCCCTAACAGGCAAGGCGACAAAGTCAACCACTGGAGAGATGGGTTCACTTTTTGCAACCGGATACGGTATCTACAAGGGCGCGTATAAGAATATGTCTGACCTTGATTTCGGCTCAATGTTTTCAGCAGGCATATCCATAGCCGTTAAGAACTATAAGACAGCAGGTTCTGAAATGGCCAGTGCAATATCGGTACTTGGAGCAACTGCAACCAATAACAGGGTATCAATGGAGGAACAGCTTGCCATACTTGGACAGCTTCAGACTACAATGAGCGGTTCTGAGGCAGCCACAAAGTATAAGGCATTCTTAAATGGTGCAGCTAAGGCAGGCACAAAGCTTAGAAGAAGTTTTGTTGACGGTAATGGAGACCTTTTAAGCACAACAAGGATACTTGAAAAGCTGCATAAAAAATACGGACGAACCATTGATGCAATGGAAAAGCAGGAATTAAAGGAAGCTTTTGGTACTGATGAAGCTGTGGCAATGATTGACCTCCTTTATAACAATGTGGACAATCTTAAAGGCGGCATAGATGACCTTTCAGCAAGCATGAAAAAGGGTGTTTCAGTAACTAAAGATATGGCTAAGGCTATAAACTCAACTCCGGAGCAGAAGTTTAAGGTCATACAGCAGCAAATACATAACAATGTTGAAGAGCTTGGAAATGCCCTGTTACCTATGGTAAATGATGTGCTTACTAAGACAAGCGAACTTATAGCGCAAGGTTCAAAATGGATTGCTACAAATAGGGAGACGGTTAACACGATAGTAAGGATTGTGGCTGTACTCGGACCTCTATTACTGATCCTTGGAAGTGCAATAAGTATAATCCTTGGAGTAAGCAGTGCAATCATAAAAGTTAAGACAGCCTTTACCATAATGCAGGGAGCTGTAGCACTTATGAAAGCCAAGTGGGCGGCACTTAACATAACCTTTGCAATATCCCCGATAGGCTTGGTTATTATAGGTATCATAGCTCTTGTGGCAGCTTTTGCCATTCTTTGGAACAAGTCTGAAGCCTTCAGAAACTTCTGGAAGAGGCTTTTTTCAGGAATAGTAAATGTGGCAGGAAACGCCCTGAACGCAGTTAAAAATTTCTTTGGAAATATAATGGGAGCAGCTACTGCGACAGTAAAGGAGAAGCTTGGCAATATTAAAAATGCCTATCAGGCAAATGGCGGAGGAATTAAGGGCATAGCAGCCGCAAGCCTTGAAGCAGTAAAAGGACTTTATACAGCAGGCTTTACTTTCATAGATAACCTTACAGGAGGCAAGCTTTCAGCCATAAAGGACAAGTTTTTTGAAGGAATGAATGCAGTCGGAAATGCTGTAAAGGGAGGACTTGATGGAATTAAAAACTGGTTTGTTGAAAAGCTTACTGCAGTATCAGATTTTGTTAAGGGAATAATAGACAAGATAAAGAGCTTCTTTGGAATAGAAATTCCTACTCCAAAAATTAAACTGCCTCATTTCTCTATATCCGGAGAGTTCAGCATAGCCCCTCCAAGCGTTCCAAGTCTTTCTATTGACTGGTATGCAAAGGGTGGTGTTATGACCAAACCGACCATATTTGGAGCATCCGGAGGAAAACTTTTAGGAGGCGGAGAGGCAGGAGATGAAGCAATACTTCCGTTGTCTGCACTCTGGGATAAGCTTTCAGGCTTCATAAAAAGGGAATTTGAAGACAAGGATAATGACAAAAATAATGATAATACAGTTGTATCATTTGTAAGAGAAGGATTAAAGAGTCTTAAGGTAAAAGCGTCCGGGACTAAAGAAAAGGAAAACAGGGAGAGACATTACAAAAAGAATTCAGGAAATACCATAATACAGAAGCTTGAAATAACACTGAATCTTGAAAGGCTCAAAGATCTCCCTACCCTTTTCAAGCTGATAGATGAACTGAAAGATGCACAAAATTCCAAAGATAAACCGGAACTGGCTTAATGTAAGGAGGAAAGGCTGATGTTACTTGTACAGGACAATCTTCTAAAACTCGGAGGCGTTAAGATATCGGGACAGATGAAGAGTATAGAAATATCACAGACTGCCACGATTGAAAACATTGAAGATGATAAGGGAAAGACAAAGGCCACACAGCCGACAGGCTATGAATCGGCTAAGATTACCATAGAGTTTATCCTTGAAGCTTCAGCTCATGAGAGCGAAAAAGAACAGATAGGCAAGCTGCAGAGGCTTTTCAAACCTTACGGACAGAAGAAAGCAAAGATATTAAAGATAGTAAATGAGGACTGCAGCGCAAGGGGGATATCAAAGGTATATTTTCAGTCCTTGAATACCATGAATGTGGTATCAGAGAGCGGAAGGACTGCAACCCTTGAGCTGCTTACCCCTATGACAGCCGGAATAAGGACAAAGAAAAAAGGAAGTTCCGGGAGCTCTTTAGGAAGAAGGCGTACAGGGTATAGGGGTTATACAGCTAATAAAAAGACAATAAAGAACTCCGGGAAGAGCCCGGCAGCAAGGACAAGGGACACAAAGAATTATAAAACTGAGGTAAGGGTAATGTTAAATTAAGGAGTCTGTAAATGGAATATAAAAAGCTTATCAGTCCTGAATTCAGAATAAATACAGAAAAGTATGAGCTGACTGATGGAATTGAGGTAGAGTACCAAAGTTCCATGGAGACAAGGGCTGACTGGTGCAGGGTGGAGCTTTCGTCAAAGCTTAAGAACATAGTAAACTTTAACGATATGGAAAAGGCAACCGTTGAATTAGGCTATGATGAAGACTTTGACAGACTGTTAACCGGTTACTGCAGACACAGCTTAAAGGACAGCTCAGAGGAGATAATAATAAGAGATCCAATGATTATGCTTGAAAGGACTGAAATAAAGGCAACCTTCACGGACTGTGTTCCCCAGGACATAGTAAAGTTTATCCTGATACAGGCAGGCATTGATGAATACAGATTAAGTGATACGGTATATCCTAAAAAACAGGTTTTCATCTCAGACAGAAAGAATGGTATCAAAACCATAGAAAGCATGAACATGCTCTGGGGTATAGATAACGATTTCTTTTTCAGGGACGGGATATTCTACTGGGGAGTAAGGCCTAAACAGCAGACTCAGTATATCCTGGAAGAAAATGAAAATATAATGTCACTTAAAAAGTACGGCAGCCTTTTTGAGGCTGAAACACTTGGAGTTCCCTGGATACATCAGGGAGATTTGATTGAAATAAGACACACAAAATTTACAGGTGAAGCTAAGGTGCAAAAGGTGATAATTAAGCGTAATGAAAGCGGATATACAAGAATGAGTGTCTTTTTCTATGGAGGTTAGTGATAATGGCAGGACTGCTTGAAGATTTTACAAGAACTGCTATAGAGCAGGAAATAAAAACAAACTATCCGCATATTGAACATCCTGCAGGGGTATATGCAAGGGTAGTATTTGCTACAGAAGATAACGGTAAATATCTTTGCGTAATAAGAATACTGGACAGTTCAATGAACATAGATAAAAGCTTCCCTGAAATACCCGGAGTAAAAACAGACATTAAGGTAAAAACCGGAGATACAGTTGTAGTTCTTATGCTGTATGGTGGAAGTGCCTTTTATATATTAGGGAGATATGACGGATGAGTATTGTTGAAGAAGATGACATTGACATAAAGCTTGATATAAACGGACAGCCTGTACCAAGTAAAAGCGGTGATTTTGATATAGTGGAAGGTGATGAGTGTTGGAAGCAGGACTTAAGAAATGAAGCAGCCACAGAAGAAAAAGAGCTTTTTTATGAGGATGAAGACGGTGATGAAGCCTATGGATTTGGAATGACTGACTTTATGCATGCTGAAGATGATGAATTTACAAGGACAGAGATTACCCAGAGGGTAAGCGGTAAGCTTGCTAAAAGGACATATCTTGACAGGGCAAAGACACTTCAGGATATAAGCTTTGAAAGTGGAGTTTATACCGATAAAGTGACCGTATCAAAGAATAACGTGAAAGACGAATATAACCTTGAGCTGTCTACAAATGATGTGGAGGTGATAAGTGAATGATAAATGAAGACCTGCTTGATAAAATCTGTCCGGTACCGGATGAAAATGAAGAAATGGAAAAAATAAGGGATGAACTTATAAAAGAAAATTTCATAATAACCGACCTGAAAAAGGGTGGGATATTCCATACCATTATCAGAATTTTTGTCAAAATCTACATCGAACTTAAGAAGAAATCAAGGGAGAGGATAAACAACTTCTTTGTACTTCATGCTGATGAGGAATGGCTTGAGCTAAAAGCTGCTGACTTTGGAAAGAAAAGAAAGCAGGCTGTTAAGGCAAGGGGATATATAACCGTTGAAAGAAGAGATTATTCAGAGGCTTTGCAGATATTAAAAGGACATATGTTTAAGACACTTCCTGATGGAAACGGTAAGGAAAAGAAATATTATGTGCTTGAAACCACAGTCATTGAAGCAGGGAAGCAGGAAGGCAGGGTGCTTGTAGAGGCTGAGGCAGGCGGAACAGCTTACAATGTTGCAAATGGCAAAATAACAGTTTCAATGATACACCTTGACGGGGTTGAAAAGGTAAGCAATAAGGAAGGCTGGCTACAGCTTGAAGGAGCTGATATAGAAGATGTTGAAGCCTTCAGGACAAGAGTGGGTGAGTCCTGGTCAGAACTTGCGGAGCTTACCATAGCGGACAAGCTAAAAAATGCGGCAAGGAAGGTTGAAGGAGTCATTGATATAAGCATAGATGCGCAGCACCCCAGGGGTCAGGGAACAACTGACATAATAGTAACAGGTGCAAATGGGACTGCCACACCTGAGCTTCTTAAAAAAGTGGAAACTGCAGTATCCTACTTAAAAGGCAACTATGATGATTTTTTATGTAAGTCGGTAACTGTAGTTAATCAGGATATAAACCTTACTGTATATGTATCAAAAGGAGCCTCGCTTACAGGCGTAAAAGAAAGGGCAGAGGGGATAATAAGAAAGCTTATGGAGCTTTCAAAAAGAGCTGAACCTGAGGCACTTTATCTTGATGATATAAGGCTTGCACTTAAAGATGGGCTTACTGAATACAAGAGAACCGAGTTTACTGCACCTGCCAAAGACATTGAATTGTCTAAAGGTCAGATAATAATGCTTGGAAATCTTACAGTTACAGTCTCTAATGTAAAAGGAGCATAGTATGTTTGATAAATTTTGTGACTATATGTACTATCTCCTGATATCTCCGCTAAAAAGGGTAAAAAAAGAACTCAATCAATGGTATAAGCTGTTTAAGGTTTTGGGAAAAAGGTTTGATGATGCCCTTGAAGCCATACATAAAGAGGGTGAGGAGTCCATGCTTGCATCCTGTGATGATGACTTTCTGCAGATACATGCTGATGAAAGAAAAATGCAGAGATATGATGGAGAAAGCAATAATAATTACAGAAGGCGGATTGCTAACTATCAGGAAGTGAGGAAGCTTGGAGGGACAGATCAGGGTGTAAGACTTGCAGCTAAGACATTAGGATATGACCAGGTTGAAATCGTAAAAGCTAATAAGCTGAAAGGTGTAACTAACAGATGGGCTGAGTTCTATCTCCTGGTAAAAATAAAAGTATCAAATGACAGTGCCGGAAGCCTTGATGTGCTAAAAAAAGAGGTGCGGAAGGTTAAACATGTAGGTGCCAAGGATAATTATATCTTTATTTACACCACAGAAGTAAATGAACCACACAGAATAAAGTGCAGGGTAAGGTTTAAGTGGAGCTTGTCATATTACAGCTTTAGGAAGTTTGATGGAAGCTTTCTATTTGATGGAAGACACAAACTGAATTCACAAAGAATTGCCCATAAGGCTAACTGGAACTCTTGCAGTTTTATAAAGCATAACTACAGAATATTAAAAACTATGCTTATAAAACAGGGAGAGACAATAATTATTTAATACCGGGAGGAAAATATGAAAAGTGTTATTACAGCCTTAAGAAGAAAGAAAATGGCTGAGGCTACCAATTCAACAGGAAGAATAGCAAAGGCTAAGTGGATTGCTCTTGGTTCCGGTGGAGTAGACAGCCAGGGAGAAGTGATAGCTCCGTCTGAATCAGCTAACGGACTTACTGCAGAAGTGATTAAAAAAGAGATAACCAAATCAAAGAAAACATCAGATACAAGTTATGAGTATTCTATTGAGCTGTCAGAGAGTGAGCTTGTGGGTACATATATATCTGAGCTTGCACTAATTGATGAAGATGGTGATGTTATTGCATTCTCAAATTTTCTGTCAAAAGGCAAGGATAATATTGAGACAACATTCACTATAGAGGACAGTTATTAAAGAAAAGAGGGAAAACATTATATCTGAGCAAATGAACTGTAAAAAATCATAGATGAAAGGGATGACGAAGGAACAAGAGTTTTTAAGTTAAGTAAAAGGGAACGTCAGATAATAAAAGAAATGAAACAGGAGAAATAATATATGAAAGACTATACTATAGAACACTCTGAGTTTTCAGATAAAGTCAGCATTGTTGAAACCAATGATCCGGCACACGCTGATGTGATAAATACACCGATTAAGCAGCTGTTTGGGAATACGGTGGCAAATAAGAAAGCTGTAGAAGACAGTAAAGAACAGGTGGAAACAAAGCTTCAGACTTTTAAGAATGAAATATCAGAATCACAGGAGGAGCTTAATAAGTCGCTCAACAAGGCTATAAAAGATATAGCTGATAGCAAGGGGGCAAGCACTACAACCTTTAATGCTGACGGCTCAATAGTTACTGAGAACAGCCTTGAAACAGTAACTACAACATTTAATAAGGTGGATAAGTCAATCCTTGAAAAACACGAGTATAAGGGTGGGTTAGTAAAAAACTTCAAGACTATATTTGAAGGTAAAGCAATAAGAACAACGGAGGTGGGATAATATGAGTTGGGCAGAAGTAAGCAAGATTAATAGTGACTTTATGGATATCCCCTTAGATAAAAGGCTAGACCTTGCCGACTACAAGATGTATGGCGAGAAGTCACATGTGTTTCAAAACAAAGACAGACTACATAGTCTGTATGAGTGTATAGGGTTATCAATGAATGACCTAACTATATATAAAGAGGCTTTTGAGCATTTGGCAAAAAATAATAAGGCTGGGGCAGCCCTTGCAGGCATTTATGGGATTAAGAATGTACAAACCTTAGTTACGCTAACAGCAATGCAGGCGGTAGTGGCAAGCTCAACAGCGATGCAGGCGGTAGCGGCAAGCTCAACAGCGATGCAGGCAGTAGCGACAAGCTCAACAGCAATGCAGGTAGTAGCGACAAGCCCAACAGCAATGCAGGCGGTAGTGGCAAGCTCAACAGCGATGCAGGCGGTAGCGGCAAGCTCAACAGCGATGCAGGTAGTAGCCGAGTCTAATAGTGTAATAAAAGCTGTATTGCTAAATTTAATATCAGCCCAAGCGATAGCCAAGAGTACTACTGCTTTGAATGCTTTAGAAAAAAGCTCACATTTGAAAAAAATAGTTGGGAGAAGCAAAACAGCATCGGGTAAATTGATTATATTAAAAGGTATTGGCAATGCATATAATGTAAATGAGTATGCATATTACATTATAGGAGATAGCAGTAAAACTGAAAATGTAGATGCCTTGGGTTCATTCATTAAGCTGTATCCAGGGCAATTTGCAACTTATATACGAACAGATAATAATGATGAAGATACTTTTTATTATTTTGATGTGGCATAAAGGAGGATAACAAAAGGGCTTTATAGACGAATTTAATGAGCGGACAGACAGCATGACCACTCAGATAACTGAGTTAGAATCACAGTTAAGGGAAAAGAATAATACCATTGAGAAACTGAAAGAGGAGTTAAGGCTTAAAGACAAGGCATTCACTGAACATGAAGAAATGCTTACCTCAATGGGTAAACAGCTTTCAAAAGAAAAGATAGAAGGTATAAAAAAAGATAAGACGATAGCCGAACTCGGCAAACAAGAATCTAGATTAAGTTTAGAAGTCATGCGTATGAAAAATGAAATAAACGCATTGAAACAATCATATGAAAATAATAAAGAAGGAGGTGAGTAAGAATGGAGTGGTGGAAGATGTCATTTGCTAAAGGTTGGGTGACCAAAGAGGAATTGAGATGGGCAGTAATATCTCCTGAAAATCCGTTTGGGGATATTATAAAAGAAGAATTTAAAATGATTACAGATTCAGACTTTTGATTGTAAACTACAGCTATAAAAACCCATAACACTCTAATGTGGAATGGGTTTTTATGCATAAATCTATAAAATATGCTATAATTGTTTTGTGACAAAAAAAATAAGATTTTATGACAAAAATTTTGAGCAGCTACAATTTGGGTTTTTCCGTTGAAAATATAGTATATTTTGAATTATTAAGAAGAGGATATAATGTAAATATAGGGAAACAGGATAAAGAAGAAGTAGATTTTATTGCTGTTAAAAACGGAATAATTACTTATATTCAGGTAACAGCGGATATGACAGCAAAAGAAACTTTTGAAAGAGAGATAAGACCGTTAAATATGATTAAAGATAACTATAAGAAAATAATTTTGACATTGGATAAATTTACTTTAGGTGATTATGCAGGTATTCAGGTAAAAAATCTGATTGAATGGTTGTTGGAGGATAGTATAAAATATTAA